TATTAGGCATTCTAGAGACATTATTTATAAAGTTAAGCATAATAGTCAACTCATTAGTTTGAGAGTAATCTAGGACCTTTCCTGGCTTTTCTTCCCACTTGATCCTGAACCCATCACCTGAGTCTAATATTGTCAATACAGTTTCTTCTCTGGCACTTTCTGACCATGTTCCACTAGCAGATCTTTTAAGGATATAAATATCCTCATCTGCTGGGACATGAATAGTATATTCTACATCATTGCCTTTCTCATCTAAAACTAGATAAAATTTGTCTTTGTTATTCATCATAATATAATTTTTAAAAGAAACCTTCAGTGTGTGGAGGATAATCCTCATCTTTTTGTTCAAGTAAGTGATACTTTTCACAAAATTCTCTAGCTTTGTCAATAAGCTCAGATAATGTTCCAGTGTTTTCAATAACAATTGGAAAATCATAATTGTCAAGTGATGTTTCAGAAGGATGATCCCCTGTGTCAGAATTCCTATTAAGCCTTACAAGAAGACCACCTTTTTCAGTAACTGCTGCAGCTTCATTTGGAAAACGTACATCTGTAATTAACCACTTGGATGAATGATTGTAATGAGCAAATGTTGCATTAACCCAGGTGTTTGTATGAAGACCATTTCTCATAGCCTCAGTGCCTAGTTTTTGCAATAACTCTCTTACAGTCATTGGTTCAGAGCGATCTTGATTGGGATACCAGACATTCCATTCTTCTGGCAGATTAGTTTTTTTAAAGTCTTGGTCTTCAAATTTATATACAGGAATACCTGTAAGTAATGAAGCAACTTCTTTAAGTTTACCTGCAAATTTTTTAATACTCCATTCAGTTCTTGTGATGTTAGGATTGGGATTGCGCAAGTAATGCTCAATAGTTTGATTTGTCAAATAAGGTGCACTGGTTAGCAACCTAATAATCTCAGCAAAAGTGTCCTTACCAGAACCAATTTTGCCAGAAATACCAATTAATCTTGTCATAATTTTTCTTTTTTCCAGGTTTTTAATCTACTAAGAAGACTAGTTCTTGAAATTTGAAGTTTATATTTCATTCTTAAGTATCTTCTAAGAAGTAATACTTTGTTTACCCCAGTCTTTCTGTCCTTGACTTTCAGATAGGCATCTTGAATTATATCAATCATAAGTTTTTAGTTTAGGATAAACAATAAAGCAGGGGTTTTTAGGCCCCTGCCATTGTTCTAACAATTAAAAAGTAGATAGTTCTTCAACTTCTTCAACTAAAAATACATCAGGTTCTGTAACAGATGACTCCACATTGTAGTCAACTTCAGCAATAGACATTTCTTCAGTTAAATCTTCAGTCTCAAGTCCTAGCATCTGAGCAAAAACTTCATGCACTGCAGTCTGGTCGTCCATCCAGGTTGCAGGATGTGAATCTTTTAGAGACAATGTAATATGATTATACAATGCCCAAGCAGAATCATTGTCAACTTTGTACTCAAAAGTTGGTTTTTCCATCTCAGAACGTATTTGGTTAAGCTGCATTGTATTCAAAACTTTACGTTTGAAAAACAATTCACCTAACAAATCATGTTGAGTTGTGCTTGTCAATAATACATCTTTCATCTTGTCTTTGTGTTCTACTAGATTTTCCCAGTATACTTCAGAGTCTTTGATGAAATCTGCAATTTTACCTTCAGCTAACAAATCAGCAGCACCTTTATGCACGCGCTTGTACGCACCAAACTTATTATTGTTTAGCATCATACCATTGTTGCACACTTTCACTAAACCACCAAGGTTAAAGCGAAATGCATATTGTTTGTTGTAAGAATTTAAAAAGTTAGCAGACAACTCAATGTCTGGATCAGCTTTATAATTCATTCTAAAGGTTCCCACAGCTACTTGAGCATCGTTTGAACAACGATACTCTTCACCTGTAATAATGAAACCAGCATTTGTGATTTCAGAACGCACTCTATTAATCACATTACTGTGAGCAATTGGCGTGTATGTGTCAGTTTTTGCAGGCAATGCTGCTCCAATCATTTTGGAATACGCATGCATTCCATTTACTGTTCTTTTCATCTTAAAAGAGTGATAATTGATTATTTTGATTATGTGCAGGAAGTACTGATGATGTGCTTTCTATCTTTTTAATTTCCTCATAGATTTTATCTAAATAGAACTTTTCATCTACATCATATTCTTCCCACGTTTTATCTTCAAACTTATTGAAGATAGTCTGGAGTGTTTTACCACTTTCCAGTTGAATTTCCCTGCCATCTGGGTTACATTTGATTATCTTAATACCTTTCTGAGAGATATAATAACGTACTAGTTTTTGTAGTTTTGTAGCTACATACTGTCCGTCTTTAACACCTCTTTCTTCAAAGTACCAATCACCTCTTAGTTTTGCACCAGCACAGTAGTCAAAGATGTTGCGGTTCTCTTTCAAAAACTCTGCAGGATCTTTACCATGTACAAAATATGCATACCAAGCTTTAGATATAATCAGCAAAGACTTGTTTTTATGAAGAGGTAATTCTTCAAATTCAAAACGTCCTTTGCATTTAGTCTTGCCATCTTTGTAAACAGCAATATAGTTGTTTACGTCACCAATAATCATTTTCTGATACTCTACAGTTTCTAACTGAAGTTGAGTAAGAGCTTCCCATTCTTTACAGATCTCATAGAATTTAGACTCATGTTCTTCATCTACAAGAAACTCTAGACCATCTGTATTCTGCATCAAAGGAATTGCTCCAGGAATTCTGGTTGCAAGCATCTCATAAAGCATACTTAGCAGCAATTGACCATTGATAGTAATTCTAAAGGTAAACTCTGGATCATAAAGAAAAGAATGTTTGTTCTTACTTAGACCATAAGTTGAGTTTAGAATAATCTTGAATAGATAGTTAAGAGGAGAAGACTTTGGATACTTCTTACGCTCTTCAAAGAACCATTCATACAGTTCACAGAAATCTGTTTTAGGTATGTGAGCTGGTGACCATCCATTTTTAATTGCCAAGTTTGGATAGAATGAAGTAACATCTGCACTTAATATCTTCTTTCCATTACCTGCCTCATAAATACCAGATTTGGTACAACCATGCAGACCACCTAAACCATAATCAGTTGGTGTATTTTTAAAATTCATCCTGTACTTAGGACCAGATTCTTCCTTTTCAGAGTCAATTGCTGTATCTACAACAAGACTCTTAAACCAGTTATGTACTGCATTAAATTCTGGCGTATTAAATTTTACTGAAGGTAGAATGATATCTCTGACAACAACGGTTTCCCTTTCTGTCTTCATTACTTTAATCTCCTTCTTATTCTTGCTTAGCTTTTCACTTAAGAAGTGTAAAAACATCTCTTTACTAATTCTTGGCTCACTAGCACTATGCAAGGATAATTCATACGTAGAACTTAATTCAGCTCTCAAGTTTATTTGACTGGCCATTATCTGTTCACCTTTAGGATTTCTGAGAACAAAAATCTCTTTGGTAGATAACACGTCATTAATACAATAATTGATTACCATGTCTAAAGTAGCTTGGTCTTCAATTCTCTCCCAGTGAGGGTGAGGCATTTCTTCTACATTGTGCCAGTCCATAGAGAACTGAACCCATTTAAGAGAAGTACGCTTTGCATTACTGTCCCAGTGATTCAACTTGAAAATATCAAGGCATGGAATAGTCAGTCTAAATTCTGGATAATCAAGGAATTCACCTCTGTTAGATTTGTCAATAATAGTTTTTACATAAGCAGAAACTCTTGCTCCAATTTCTTCACCCTGTAAACCAGAGTAGAAGTCTAAATTTTCAAGAATGTGCTCTGTTATTTGCGCGTCAAACGCAAGATTATTGTAACCAAAATGCCAATCTTTATACTGTTGATTCTCTAACAAAAACTTGATGTACAAGTGAATATCATTACGGTGTTTACCCATAACAAATATGTGTTGTTCATCAGAATCATAAGAGCGAAAAACAGCAATAAAACAATTGACAATGGTTTCATAGTCCATTATCCAAAATTTACGCTGTCTATCCATTAAGCTTCAGTTTCTGGTGTTAAATCAAGAGGTTCATTGATAATATTTAATGCCTCATGATCAGTATTGATTGCAAAAGTCATTATAAATCTTTCAATGTCTTTTTTGTTATCAATGTAATACTCATAGTAAGTCTCCATGATTCTGCGTTCTTCAACAATTTGTTGACCTTCTACGCCTCTCATTGGAATTACTTGACCTTTGTCTGATAACTTAGGTAACATTTGAGGTTTGTCTTTTTTGTCTTTACTGATTACAGCAAGAACTCTTGTGTTAGGATCATAAATTACCTCATTGAATGGGCATTCATGTGACATTGGCATCATACGGAAGCTTTTGCGTCCATACCAGTCTGTGCTGTACACAAACATACATTTGGTTTCTTTTTGCATTTGGTTTTTATTAAAATTTAAATTGTTAATTAATCCATTCTAAGCCTTCAGGGCATTCTTCTGTAAAGGTTTCTTTTACTTCATCATGATGATCACATAACTCGCCAACACTTCTAAGGAAATCCTCTTCTACGTCAAGTATTTGAGAATATTGTTTGAAATACTTTGCAGGAAATAAAAAAGACTCAATATAAACCCACTCTGGGGTATGTACTCCATAATAGTCAGTAAGTGTTTTCTTCACAAAAGGAGAAAGTTCTGAATACTTTCCATTTAGAAAAGCATCATAATCACTTGCCATGGAGTTAAAATCAAAGATATATACAATCTTGTTATTGTCAAGAGGCACACACATGTCTAGCATTTTATGTGTAATTAAGTATTCTCTTTCAAATACTTTCCAGTCTTCAGTATTTTTAACTTCATATACACAAATTAGTTTTCTAGAAGACTTGTCATAAGCAGTCCCACTCCAAGACAAATATGTCTGGAGAGGACGCTGATGTTTGTCTTTTTTGAATCCTAAAAGTGGATACAAGAAAGTCATAGACTTTTGGAAATACTTGTTGTATATCTGTGATATCATAATACTATTTCACCATTCACTAAAAATTCATAAGGTAACTCAAAAGATTTATTTTCAAAGTGAAAATTAGCTCTATCAAGCATCTCATCTGTTTTTACTAACCACTCTTTCATTGTATCATCTGATACTTTGATTGGAGCAATTTGCATATATGGATCTACTACAACAAATCTAAAAGTGATTTTATAGTCTGCATATTCAGCTTTACTTAAATATACATTCTCAACCATTTTATAATACATTGCAGCTTGCATCCAATAACGATAGTACTCAATACTGTCTGTAAAAGAACCAATGTCTTTAGAAGTTTTCTTTAAGTCATTAACTCTAATCTCTTTTGCAACACTATCAAATACTAAATTGTCAACAAATCCTCTGAAACCAAACAAGAACTTTTCATCAAACATTGCAAGTTCAATCTCATTTTGTTTTGTAACACCATTGAAACTGTCACCAAAGAAACCCATAACATCCATGACATTTGGTTTGCTTTTGATTTTATCAACTACAGAAGTTGCAAAAGCATATGTATCATGATCAACTACTGTACGTCCTTCAGCTTTTTTCATGTATTCCCAATAGGCAACATGATCTTCAGTAATAATTTTGTCAAGGCGTTGTGCATCAGTCTTTAGAGATTGATACAAATTCATATCTGTGAGAATGTCAATGATTGCATTGTTATATTCATGCAATTCTTCTCTTGTATCACCAGAACTTTTTAGTTCTTTGTGGTGAGCAAATAACGTTTGTAATAACTTTTTAGGATTATCACTTGGAGTATTTACTGCACTTAAAACAAACTCATCATCAAATGATTCAGGTTTGAGTAATAGACAATGGATAAGTTTACCTTCCACCATGTTCTTGTCTTCAACATCATCTCTCTGACCTAAAACATAGTGACTGTAAAATAAAGCAGGGCTAAACAATAATTTGTTAAGTCCTGAATAGGATAATAAGAAGGGCTTTGAAAAGAACTCTTCTTCTTTTTGCATACGTTCTGCGAATGCAACATCTGTGGTAAATTTATTTACTTTCATTTCTCAATGGTTTATATTTCTCCCAAACTTCTTCAGGTAAATATTCAATTAAATTTTCAACTGGTAAAAAATTAAGCAGTTCTTCTAATGCTTCATGATCAGAATGATTAATTGCATCTGTTATTTCTAAAATAACATCATTTAGTAACTCTTGTTTTAATTCTTCCATCATTTACAATTTTGCATATCTCTTGCAAAGTATCTACCTAAAATATTACCATTATAACTATTTGATGTTAAGACGTCAAGTTTTACTTGATAACTTAATTCACAGTAGTTTAAGTATTTTTTAGTGCAGCATACTTCCAAGATTTCTCTTTTAAAATTTTCAGGTCCCATTCTTGCTACATCTTCTTTCAAATCTACAGATGAACCATAATAGGTCATCCAATCAGATTCTTTGACTGTTTGCTTAAATATTTTTCTAGTACCTGTTTGTGTTTTTTCTCTTTTAGAGATTCTAGTCTTACGTTTATGGTAAAGACTCTTTTGGCCAATGTAAAACTTACCAGTTTTTAAGTTGGTTATTTTGTATATAAAGCCTATAACTTCCTCATGATTTGGGATGTCTTCAACTTTTAATACCTTCTTTTTAAGAGAAGGATAATACCAGTTTGTCATAAAATAATTTGTTAAGTTCTACAAAAATAATGAATTTAATCATTATCTAAATGCAATTTTGCATATTTGTCACAAGCATTACTAAGCTTTGGAACAAACTCATATATTGCTTTTTTTATACCATGTATCTTGACAATGTCAGCAATGTCTTTTTCTAATGGTAAATAACAGAATGGCAGCTTATATTTCTCTTCATAAGCTTTCATAGCTTTAATTCCAGCATCATCGCTGTCAAAAATAGTAACAACTGATTCATATTCTTCTTTGAGTTCAAAGATAACATCAGGATGTAGTAAACTATTTTCACTGTCTGGTGCTACAACATCAATGTTTAAGCCCATACTTTTAATTGCCATACAATCTTTTAATGAAGAAGCAATCACAATAATTGGTTTCTTCTCTAACTGATCATAACCTTGAATATAATCACAAATTTTAATAAACTTGCGTTCTCTATTCATTGGCTGATAGATCTTGTAGAGGATACCTTCACGCGTAAAGTAACCATAAATATGTTTACTTACAACTGTGAATTCATCTTCTACTTCATTGTCATTCAATACTTTCTGCATTACATATCTATCTAAAGGAACTACATTGTAATTATTTAGAATTTTACTTGATATGTTATATGCTGACCAAAACTTGGCATCATTCTCATTCCAACCTCTTGTTTGCCACTTATCAACTTTCCATTTGGAGTGTTGTGTAATACTTGTTTCACATATTCTACCTGTCTTCAAATAATCCACATAATCTTTAACAACTCTGTGAGAAGCATCAGTAAAATTTAAATTCCAAACATGCATCATTAAATCTATAGCACCGCCACCTTTTCCTGTAGAAAAGCATTTGTACTTATACACCTTATGCTCTGCATTGTAATATATGTACATTGATGGAGTCTTGTCATTCAGATTAAAAAGACTATTGATTCTAACGCTTTGACCAGTTAATTTTTGTGGTAAACCAAGATAGTTTTCAAATATCCAAGCAGATGGTATTGTATTGATATCTGTTATGTAGTGTTTGGATGAAAACATAGTTTGCAAAAGTATAAAAAAAAAGAGGAGAACCTAAATCCTCCCCTTAATTTATTATTATGAACAAAGAATTACAAGTTCAAACCTTCAGGAACATTACTTACTGCAGGCATTTCTGGGAATGCAGATGTATTTGTTACAGTTGCATTAGCAAAAGCATTGTTACTAGTGGTTCCTGATGATACACTAAACATATCATTTGCAGATTGTCCACCAAATTCACTTACAGGAGCAGCAACTTCTTCAGTTTTTACAATGATGTGTTTAGCAGCATCAAACTGAATAAAGTTTACCATGTTACCTTCAGCATCTTCCAATACAGAATAAGGGAAGTCTTTACCTTCTTGTTTAGGGAAGAATAAACGGTAGTTAGCTTTGTCATAACCTTCAGTGAAATACTCTTGACCACCAATGGTAAAGCTAGCAAAAGGACCATTCTTTACAATAAAGCTGCGTACAGCATCAACATATTCTTCAATTGTTGCAGCAGAGATACCGTCACCAGCATTCATTGCATTGAAAACATTAAGTTGTTTAGCCAAGTTGTTGATCCAACGGAAGATTTGCTCATCACGTTTGATTTCTGTGCCATTGTAAGTGTAGTCACTGAAAGGATAACGTCCATTACGTACATTACCAATCTGTCCCTTGTAGTTTCCTAAAGCAGGATTCATTTTGTCAATAGGTAGTCCAACAAAATCAGGACGCTCTGGACCTTCAAGTGTTACAACTACAAAATACGCATCTTTTTTGTAAGGTGGCATGTCAAGTTTGATGTCTACAATACGACATACGTGTGTTCCTGGAGTAAGGATTTTTGGTGCATTTGCACCTGCATTTGGGTTAAAATTACTAGATTTAAACATATTTATTTGATTTTAATTGTTTACTGGTTATTAATTAGTCAATGAATACTTTGTCCCATGATGTTGTCACAGAACCATCTTCGTTTACTTGAGAGACAACAATCTCTGCATTTCTTAAATGCTCAGGTCGTGCACCACAAGCTATCTCATCAGTAGTTTTGAAACTCAAAATATTCTGATTTCCTTTGCGATACAAGTATCCAATAGCATCTGAGTTAGAAGTTGTGATACGTTTCAACTTACCTGTCAAGTCAAGATCCAAAGCGTTAAACTCTGCACCATTCTTCTCAAGAAGTGTATCTTTAATGTGTCCTACAAGAATTACATGTGGAGCAAGTGTCTTAATGTAGTCAACAATTTTCTCAAATGCTTGACGTAACCAAGGATAACCAGCACCATTTGCCATGTTCAAAATAGAACCATATTCTGCTTTACCTTTAGTAAACCAAGATTTACCCATTGCACTTTTAGAATAAAGTTCTTCTGCGTATGGAATACACATTTCTTCCAATGCTGTAATTGTGTCTACAGCAATGTACTTGTAGGGTTTTCCTGCATCTGTAATTGCTTTACCAATCTTAGCAATATCAGCAACGCTGTTTGCTTTAACTTTCAAAGCATCTACATAGTCAGTACCACTCTCCAAGTCAATAATCAAACAGTTATCAAGTTGAGCTAGTAAAGTTGTTTTTCCAACTTTAGGCTTACTGAAGATAATCATGTTCTTTGGACTTTTTGTTGTTGCCTTCACAATCTTTGTAGGAAGGACAAACTCAGTTGATTCTGCCATTTTTTTACTTGTTTTTAGAAATTAATTGATTTAACCATTTTTTGTTAGACATAGGCACATTTTGTATCATACAATACAAGTCTCGTATTGTCAATGATGTATAGTGATTGTCTTCCTTTTCTGTAAAAGCCTCGTCAAAAGACTGTTCATTAAATGGATCTTCTAAGTTGTCAAACAATGTGTTGTTAGCAGAATTAAACATTCCAGGAGCAGCTTCTTTCTTGTGAAGTGTTGGAATAATAGCTGTAATATCACTCTTGTTTACAATTTCAAGATCACTCAACCTAACAGCAAATGTAGATGTAGGTAGTTTGTCAGATGGAACTTCTACATACTTCTCAGGTTCACTTTTCCAATGAGGATTGTGAGGAAGTTTGTACAAAGTTCTATGATTAGGGGTAAAATAATACTGATCCCAGTCAAATAGTTCAGTGTAATAGTCATTGCCACTATTAAGTTCACTTGGAAAAAATCTAACACATGCTTCGCGTGTGCCATCATTACTAAATTCTTTGCCCATATAGCAAAGTTTAGCTCCAAAAGTAGGATTGTCAATTGTCAAATCCTTAAATAGTGGTTGCCAGAAAGGCTTGTACTCAGCAGTGATCTCAGAGATGTGCTTTTTAGGTTTGTCTGTTGCGTTACTCATTTGCGTTTGCGTTTTAATTATTAAGATGTTTTCTTTGGTTTCATTCTAGGTGCTGGAACTTCTTCTAATCCCATTATTTTATAATTGGCATAATACCATTGCACACTTACATCACCAAAGCGGTTCTTCAAAACATGAAGAGCTAGGTAATTTTCCATAGATGGTTCAATGATATACTGATTAGGACCATACAAACTAATGTTATATTTTGCAGGTCTATTCATTGCTATCATCACATCTGCACATTGTAACAAAGAGTCACTACCAAATACATCAGCTTCTGTAGGATAGTTAGATAACTTTCCAGGAATCTGACGTTCAGCATTGTCAATGTCACGATTTAATTGTGTCAATACAATAAAAATAACAGGATACCTATTCTTTATCATTGTCATCATAGTAGCCAACTTCTCTAAAGTTTGTTGCTTGTTTGTTTCAGAAGCACCTTGCTTTATTAGAAGAGTATGGTCTAATGTAACAATAAATGGTTTTTTGGTTTCATGATAAAACTTCTCAATAATCTCTTGCATTTGTGCAACATTAGTAGCAGTATCTACCACATACTCTTGTCTATCTGTTTGCTTACTTGCATACTCTGCAAGTTTTTTGAAATCAGATTCTGATAATGCTGGCAATCCATCATCTTGTGCAGACTGAATGTATCTAACATTTAGATTAGAGGCATTTGATAATTCTCTAATTGCCATGTTTCTACCTAGCATCTCAAATTGAAAATGTAAAACAGAGAAATCTTGTTCTGGATTTAGTCTTTGTAAATCTCTTGTAATAGAAGATGCAAAAAGTGTTTTACCAACACCAGGTCTAGCACCTACCACATAAAGTGATTGCCATTCTAATCCATTAAGACCAATTTTATTGAAACCACTCCATTGAGTTTTGAGTGATGTAGCACGTCCTGATTTGCGTTGTTCTAGATAGTTAACGCCTTCTGCCATAAGATCACCATAACGCTTCCATATTTTACTATGGGGTGGATGATTGGCTGGTTTTGTAGCTGGACTGCTATAAGGGACAGGCGGTGAGGTTGTTTTAGGTGCATCACCAGCATCTTGACTAACCACAGATCTTTCTGCAGATAATCCTGACTTTGAGTTAAACATGTACGTTGCGTTATGCGTTTACGATTGGTCTACAAATATACAAAAAGATTCTCAATTTGCAAATTGCAAATTAGAAAAATTACCAAGTAATATTTTTATCACCATTTTTAGTAATTTCCTCATTAATCTTGTTGAATATGTCATTACAGTCCCACTCTTGTTGCTTTTGATATGCAGCTGATGCAGGATGTGAAGCATACAGTTTAACATGTTTGTCAGAAATTAGTTCTTCATATTCCTGTGCTTTCTTACCTAAGAAAACAAAAATGACTGATTTATCCATAGAGTTTATCATGTCAAGTACATAGTTAGTAAATGGTTCCCATATACTAAAATGTTTGCCAATCTTGCCAATTTCTGTTGTAAGAGAAGTATTTAACATAAGAATACCTTGATTAGCCCATGGGGTTAAATCTGCAGATAAATCTTTTGCTTGCACTTTGTCTTGATAAACAGTCTTTGCAATTGCATTGTGGATGTAACGTAAAGATGCTTCTTTCTTCATTGTGTTGCCACAAGAAAAGGAAATGCCATCAGCTACATTTAATTGTGGATAGGGATCTTGCCCTATAAATACCACTTTTAAGTCATCAGCAGGACATTCTTGAAAAGATCTAAATACTTGCTTTAATGGAGGTGTAAAACGTTTATCATTTTCTACCTGATCTTTTAAAGCTAAGATGACCTTTTCAAAATCTTCAGATAGCAAAAATCCTTTTAGGATGTTATGCCAACCTGATGATTTCAATGATTCTGCCAGCTTAAAACTGATATCTTTTGGATCAATAACAATTTTTTCTGCCATTTTTTTGAAACTTTGAATTATTTGTTTATTTTTGTTGAAATTAAACTACACGACATGTCTGAAGTAAATCAAACTAATGAAAGTGCAGAAAACCTACCGTCAATGGTTGAGGTTATTATGCCAAGTGCAATTGTTGAAGTTAAGATGAGTACAGGATACTATCAAAAAATTCAATCAATTGTAGGTTTCTTTGTAAAAGGTAAGACTCCTGAACAAATGCAGGATGCTCACAACCAAATCAAAGAACAAAACATTACAGAAGAATGGGTTAGCCATTATGAGACAATCCTAATTCTATGTAGAGAATTTGAAACTAAAGCAAAAGAACAAGGATTTGTTCAAAGTGTTACTTTAGAAGAAGCCCAAAAACTTATTGGAGAAACTGAAGATTAATATAAATTGCAACCAAACATGTGACCTACTTCAATACAGGTCTCAATGGCTGCAGATAATTCTTCTTTAGAACAATCACCAAAACTTTTTAATTGTTTATCAGATGAGCTGGTTCCTGTAATAATATACAGACCAGCTTTTTCTTTTATCACAAGTTTGATTTCATCAAATGTGTGACCAGTAAAGGCTGCAAGTTCTCTGATTAATGCATGGACTTTTGCAAGTTGTCCAGCGGTTTTGTCAACATTGTTTGTCATGGACAAATAAACTTCTACATCAGTGCCTTCTTTCAAAGACATAGCAAAAAGTTTCAACTTGCCTGCATCTGATTCAGACGCAGGAACAAGCTGTCCATCTTTCTTGATGAATTTAACTATTGTATTGTGCATAATTAACAAAAAGGATCTGTGTAAACTATTTTATCAGAATCTAAATCTCTTAATGCATCCTGTACCCAATCTTCATCTACAGTATTTCCATACATAAGTATATGAACAATTGCTTTATCATCAGGATTCAAACGTAATAAACGCCCTATCCTTTGACTAGCTTTTCTTTCATTAGAATATGCATGAAGTATAATACCATATTTTAGATTAGGTATGTTAATACCCTCATTCAACTGTTGAACACATGTAAGTTCATCTATCTTACCTTCTTTAAATGCAATCAACGCATCTTCACTCATAGAATTTTTACTGTGATAACTATGCACAGATATTCTATCAGCTTGATCAGTTGTATTACAGAAGACAAGACATTTGTCATCCATCATGTTTAATAATTGTCTTGCGTATTTTTCTTTGGATCTAAATTGCATTAGAGCCTGCATTCTCATGATTCTAAAAATCTTTGTTTGTGCTGGATTTACTGCAGAAGCTAATCTTCCACACCAGTAATCATAGTTTTGAGCTTCAGAAGTCATAAAGAATCCACCTTTTTTGGTTTCAACTCTGTGAGTCTTAGCAGTTGATAATGGAATCCTATGCACTAAGATTTTATAATCATTAAGAATTTTGTCATCTACAGCGTCATCTGTAATGTAAGTGTAAACAATGGGACAGTATCTGTTAACCATCTCACCTTTCTCAGAGTTCTTGTAACGTGGTGGAGTACCACTTAAACCAAGAATCTTACCTGTATATGTAGCCAAATAGTAATCATGAGTAAATAACAAACTATGACACTCATCTAAATAGATAACATCATAATCTCTTGATCTTTTACTCAATGATATATACGTTGTGAAGTCAATGTGATCCAACAAGTATTCTAATCCAAACTTTTTAGCATCATCTTTCCAGCTTTCAAAGATTGAAACTTTTGGAGCTACTACCAGAAATCTGGTTTTTAAATTTGGAAACTCTCTTTCCATATGGCGTAAACCAATTAAGGTTTTACCTACACCCATGGAAATACCAAGACCACATCTGTAATGGGAGGCAGATGCAGTCAAGGCTTCCTGTTGAATCAACTCTCTTTTGGTTAATTCAAGTGAGTCGCTCATTATTTATTTGGTTTTACTCTAGGAGTTTGTCTTGGTTTTCTAGGAGCTTCTTGTGTTTTTGGTTTTTCAACCTGAACAGGTTTTTCTTCTTTAACTTTTGCAAGTTCTACAGGCTGTTCTTGATTTTGCATTGTCTTACCCTTTTCTTGAGTTTGTACAATTCTATCTTTGTCTACCCAGTAGATACCTAATAGTTTTTCATTCAACCAACGTTTAAGTGCATTTGGTTTATTTGGAGACCAAAGCATTAAACCTTTTTCATTTTGTGCATCTTCTTTTGTGTTAGCACCAATGATGTAATAACCAATGAATTTTTTCATTTTCTCTTTTTTTAAAATCTAGATTGTGATAAATTGAGTTCTTTAGCTTGCGCTGGGTGCTCTTCAACCCATTGATGACATGTTAGACATAAAGGAATCCATGTAGTACTATCAAGATAGTATCTTCCACGTCCTTTTGTATGATGTATTGTAAGATTTTCACCCATGGAATTGAGACATCCAGGTAGTTTTGCAAAACATGTGGAGTTTTCAGGTTTAGACAAGAATTCCTTTCTCATCTTGCTGTAAAGTAAGTCCAAAGGTTTCTTTTTGTCAGAAGGTAGTTTTGAAATTGCTGTTCTTTTTGGATGTTTAACTGGAGCTTGTTTACCCCAACAGTCCTTACAGAACTTTTCACCTTCATGATTCTTCCAGATTACTTTGTCTTCACCACAAGCTGAGCATGTTTTTAATTTAGGTTGCAGCATACTTATTGTATAAGATTACTGTTCTAAGTTGTCGTAGTCTATGTACTCATCATCATAAAGTTTTTCTTCAGGAAGTACATCTGTTAAATCTTCTATGTATTCTTCTTCTTCTATGATTGAATCTTCATCTATGATTTCTTCTCTTTCTGAAGCGTTTCCATATTTCAAAACGCTTAAAGCAAAAGGATCATTAACTTCTTCACCATAATTAAAAGCCACATACATACTTAATTCATCATCTGTCATTCTCAAATATTGCTCTAATGAGATTTCTATACATTTACCATTTGGCAATTGATATAGCATTTGAATGTCAGTGTTTAATAACTGCCACTAAAATACAATTTTTCTCAGAACATTGAATATGTAAAGATAACTATTTAAAATTAAAATAGTACTATATTGCTATGATTTTTTACAATAATGCTGAATTAGCATAGGAATCAACAAATTCTTGAAATGTAAAAATCAACTTATTATGTTTGTCATCCATTGAATGGATTGTAATACTTTGTTGTATTGTATTTACACTAACAAGAATATTTACATCATGATAAAGTTGTGTTCCTATTCCAAAACCTTTATCTTCCAACCAACACTCTAATGGTAGCATTCTGCAGAAAATCATTTTAGATAGATAATCAGGGTCATCCCATCTTTTACCTTCTTTTAATGCGTCATATACATCACTAACCAGTGTATTAGCAGTTTCATGTGTATACAGATATACACTTCCATAGGGTCCAATTATTACAACTTGACCACTGTTTTTATTTATCTGCATAAATAAAAGTTTTACTGTAGAAATTTAACTCCAAATTCAAACCACAAGAAATGTATAAACAGTTTGTGTTTAAATTCAGCACTAATGTATTGCTTTTCATGAATGATAGCAATACCAAACTTTCTTGAGTTAAATTCTAAAAATAGTTTAAAAGTCATTTTAATTACCTGTTGAGCCATGACCTCCATCAGCTCTTTCAGTTTCTGATAACTCATCAACTTCTTCAAAGTCAATGTGAGGATAAGGCATGATGATCAATTGTGCAATCTTATCACCTACGTTATATTTTACATCTGCGTAAAAACGTGAGTTAAAAGTTGCTTGAATCTCTCCACGATAACCTGAATCAATAACACCAACTGAATTGCTGAGGTATTGTTCATACTTACGTATTGAGCTGCGCGGGAATACAAGTCCTACATATCCTTCTGGAATTTCTACAGCAATACCAGTTCCATATACAACTTGTTCTTTGTCAAAACTAATAATGTTTGTTGCTACTAAATCTAGACCAGCATCTCCTGGTTTAGCATATTTAGGAATAACAGCATCTTTGTGTAAACGTTTGATTTTAACTTTCATTGTTATTTTGTTTGGTCTTCAATTTTGGTTTCTATAATAAATTTAGGTTGTGCATAATACACTTGTGGTTTCCAACCAACATGCCTCATAAAATTAGAAGCTTTTACTAGAATGTTTGCAGCGCCCATAGGATTATGAGAATGTACCCAAATAATAAAGGGAGATACTTCTTCTCTATCAAGTACATATTCAATAAGCCAATTAAGACAATCAACGCCAGTCTTTTCTTTATAACTTTCATAAGATATGGTTTTAATACCGCGTGCTTGCTTATCATAATAATCAGCCATATGCTCATAAGCAAGGTCATGGTCAAAAGAGATGAGATCAGGAATACCATTGTTTTTAATATGTGTAACAAATTCATCATAGTTTCTTACAACTGACCATGGATGATATCCTTCTTCTGTTTCTGTTGGCGTTCTGATATCATCAAGATATAGAGCTGTTTTCTTCATTGTCTTTAATATTTTTAAAGTCTTCCAATTCTTCACCACGTTCCATGATGAAATTTTCAATACCATCATTATGAAATCCATCAGCTACAAGTAGTCCTTGTATTGCTTGAAAGATATCTTCTAATGGAGAATCCCATGGAAGTTCCGCTGTCAATGTTTTACCATAGTGTTTGACTGTAATAATCATTGGAGAAGGTGTATTGAAACTCATGTTGTTCAGTTTTAATTGCAATAATACAAAAAATTAATTAGTTCACAAAACAGAGTCTAAGGTCACAAATTGCAACCTTAAACCCATGTTTTTGTGATTTTTTCACAATTTCCTAGTCAAAAACGTAAGAAATTGTATTGTTAAATGGATTAAACTCCACTTGATTTGTCTTGTAATAAGTACCAGGTTTCAACATTATTGTTCCATGTTCTTCATGTGTAATCAAAGACTGTTCTTTTACAGTCATTTTAATTGTCTGATTTCCCATATCAACATATTCTACAGGCACTTTACTGTTTAGAGCATGTGTATTTGCTCCTTCTCCTGTGGCTAATACCACACGTTTTGCTGATTTTGTTTCCATGTTATAATTTTGATTCAGGTACTGGTTGTTTTTCTTTATACTCTTTACAATCTTCTGTCATCCATACAGGATCAAAATCATAAGGAAAATCCCACCATCCATTTTTTACAGCATGTTCTGTACCTTTAGGATGAGTATCTTTTCTTTTCTTATAATATGACCAATATAATGAACAGTGGATATGTGCAGAGTTCACGAATGAATTACTTCTTGAGTGAATGCAGTCGTGACAGTTTGTTTTTGCCATTATGATTGTACTCTTAATAGTTTTAAATAAGTTGCTTTATCTAAGTGATATGGTCTTACTTCTTTAGACTTAGGTCCTGCTTCAGCAATAATGATATCACCTTGGCGATACAATGCTTCAGGTTCTCCAATGTTAAGTTGGAATGTCCAAGCAATTGCTTCAATTGCATCTTTCATTTCACCTATGTTTCTGGGAACATAGATCCAATACTCACGTGCAGTGGTTGTACACCAGCAACGTACAGCATAGATATCTGCATTAGCTCTACGCCATTCAGATTTTTCTTCTGGAAACAATTTATCACCCTTGATTTTGTATAATTCATACTTATCATGAATGATTTTTA